ATGGATGCGCGTAGCAAACTGCTGGAGGCTCGTGCTCTGGCCGACCACATCACAGACTTTGAGGATGTGCTGGACACTGAAACCGGAAACATGGCGACCAACTTCCTGTGCAGCGGGTGTCGCAGTGCATGAACGAATCACTGTAGCCGCCCTAGTGTTTTTGTCGATAGGATTCCTCGCCGCGTTCTTTGGCGAGTCACGCCGCAAGGCTTGACGATTCAAGGGTGACGGTCCCACAGCATTCGGGACCCGATCCCCTGCACCGTTGCAGGTCACTACACCACACACACAGGAGACACACCGATGGACACACTGGACCGATGGCCAGAGCCCCGACACAACCGCCTAGCCGCCTACTTCGCTGAACTGGAGGCGGCATCGTCTGAGTATTGGGGAATGCACGGGCTGCCCGCCAGCCTGGTGGATGAACTGGAGGACCGCCCTGGTGCTGACCGGGACCTCTTCGGAGACGCGGAAGGGGGCGACCGATGAGCACTAGCAGCGAAGACTTGAAGAGCCTACGGGACACCCTGCGCCATGCGCTGGAGTGTTTCAGCCAGACTCACCCGGCACCGGATGATGCCAGCGCGGCACTGGTGGCTGGCGTTGATTACCTGCTACGCGCTGCGGCGACGCACAGGGGGCATCGCCTATCGTTCCTCGCCTACGCGTACTGGCAGGAGTGGCACGACGTGATGGAAGGCACTGCGGGTGATGCGAAGGAATTCCGCATGGGTGCGGAAGAGATGGAAGAGAGCGTGGCCCTTGACCTCTGCGGCGCAATGCCGGAGACTTGGGACGACGGCGACGACGAGTGACCAGCAGGGCCAGCAGTAGCATGGGCCGTAGGTGATCCCCACAAGGGCCCTACGGCCCTGTCCATTGGTACCGATAAAAAAACGGGGTACTAGAGACCGACGACCGGCGAGCCCCACCGGCTACCCTAGCGATCCCCACCGGCCACCGGCGGGCTACCCACAGGGCTAGCCACAGCCGACCGCCTACGATGCCCTACAATCGATCCGAAGTTTCCCCCACCCATGGCCCCACCTGACCCCTGCGGATCGATCTGGTGGCATCCTAGTGGTCGCTGGTGGCGGGGGGCCAGCGGGGGTAGCCCCCAAGGGGGGAAGTCAGCGCGACCAAATTAACGTATGGCCTTTCAGATTTTTTCACCAAAAGGTCCGAAGGTCATCTCCAGGAACACCCAGTGGGCTCATCCCACACCGCCACCGTGTGGCATCCTGTCAGGCGGCCCTTGGGAAAGCTCTTACCTGCCCGTGGTGACCCAGCGGACTGCCGAAGCTTGGCCTGAGGTTAGACGATGGGTCTTGTTCCTGGAGACCCCAAGTGAAAAGGCCGCCTTAGGAATTACCCAAAGACGGCCCGTGGAGAGTTACACCGACATGATTATAGCATCATTGACAACGTGTGTCTAGTCAGAAGTGATCTTTTCGATCAACTTTAGTACATCTGCCTTGTTGTCCTGGATGAACAGCCCAATGGCTGTCTCAAGAAGCCTCACGGTGCTCTCAGGGAGATCCAGGCCATAGGTGTCAGTGACAGCATGGATCAGCTCATGGAGGTGCGTGAGGCCCTCGCTGCGGTTTCCAGTGCCAGCCTTAAGGCGAATCTCGTTAGAGTCCGAGTCCCACTCCCCGAAGTCATCCAAGGGACCCTTGAGGACTGAGACCTTGATGGCACCGATCTTGTGAATAGCAGTCAGAAGGAAGTCGTCCATACCAAACCTCCAGTTTTACTTAAGGTTCCAGTTCCCCACCCCCATCAGGCCAAACATTACTGTCGTTCACAGTGTTTGGATTAGCAACATTATTTGGATCAGCACTGGCATTTGAGTCTAGTGGAATATTGGCCTGCTGTGGAACAGTAATGCCAGCCCCACCGTAACGCTTGATGCGTCCTGGGCCAGCCTTAGGCTTCCCACACGAGCACTTCTTCATGGTTGTCCTTTAGTTGTCTTGTGGTTTACCAAGAGATAAGTCCTAGACATGTACTTATACATACATCTTATCTAGGACTTAGTTAGGATTCTTAGGGTTTACCTTAGGAGTAATCCTTAGGTATTCCTAAGTATAACCCCCTCCATAGAACTAAGCTATTACTTTTTCTTAGATTCCATCTTTCCCTTAGTCTTAACATGCTCAGGCAGCTTCTTGATGCTAAGGGTTTCCTTAGCCCACCGCTTGGCAATACCTGGGTGCTGTGAGTACATGAAACGCTGCTGAGCCTTTGACTTAAATGGCATGGTTGCCTCCTTTAAAATGTTACGTCTTCATCCAACGATCACCGTCTTCACGTCTACCTGTGAAGCTCTCCATGAACTTCTTGAGTTCAAAATCGAACTTTTCTGACTTCCTCTCACGGATCTTCTTGTCCACGTCCTGTGCCATCTTCTCTGACCAATAGGCAACGCCCATAGACAGTGCGTCTAGACGGTCGTCGTGTGCCAGAGCACCCTTGGATCGGGTCACTCGGCTGATCTGGTACATGAGTTGGTATTGCAGTGCCTTGTCCACAGGCATGTCCTTGGTGGATGCCATGTCCTTCTTGATCACGCCACAGTCGATGATCAGCTTGTGCTGATTCATAACCGGCTCCAGGGTGTCGATGATGCGCTTTTCCTTCTGGATCGAATGGCGTACCTCTTCGATGGCGCAGGGGTGAACCCTGGTCATCACAGGACGGAGCAGTTCGGTGAACATGCCGTTACCAAAGTTCTCTTCCACCAGCACCTGATTGACCTTCTGGGCCTTAGCGATGTTCGCCAGCTTCTCCAGCACGTCAGCCCCATAGCCACCCTGTAGGCCGCCCGCATCGGTGACGTACAGGTAGCCATTGAGGATCTTAACGACCGCATAGGCGGTCTCGTCAGTACCCCTACCCGAGGGGTCAATGGCCATCACGGAGCCCGTATAAGCGATCCAGTCGCCTACAACGGCCATTGGGCGGTGGTAGCGGTCACCGTTGAAGCCGACGCAGGGCAGGTCCTTGTGGGCCAGGGCATAGTCAGCAGCCCAAACAAGCTTCTCTGGGGCCAGCTCCACGTTGCAGTCCATGACAATCAGCTCATTGATCTTGAGCGGGTACCTGTCCTGATCACTCAGGGTAGTGTCAAGCATGTACTGGAGGGCGAATCCAGACCGTCCATAAGACAGTTCACGCTCCACAAGCTCTGTGTCGTCAAACCGAAGTGGCTCAACCAGCTCACCGGCCTTCAGTTTGGCCACAGATGGGGCCAGTCGTTCACCGTAGTTGATCCTCTGCTTCTCCCCAGGGGCCTTCACAGGCCAGATACGGACGGAATAGCCACGCTCAGGGAGCATGTTGTAGATGCTCTGTTCTGTCTGGGGGGTACCCAGGAACAAAATCCTACCGTTGGGCTTGAGGACGGCCTCAAATTCCTTGATGGACTCAGCCAGCTTGTCACGCATGGGCTGGGTCGATGAGTTGTTGGGGACCTCAACGTCGTCTGCGATGACAATATCGGCACGACTACCAGTGATCTGCGAGGTGATGCCCTTGGATGTCACGCTGGGTGCGTGCTGGGCCGGTGCAGGACCGACATCGAAGGCTACCTTGGAGTACCGCTGGGTCTCTTTGGGCCGCAGATGGGCCAGCATGGGGATCTCTTCGATGAGCCGCAGGGTGAACGTGCTGAAGTCGTCTGCACGCTGCTTGCTGGCAGAGACCACCAGGATGTTCTTGGCGGGGTCTAGGAGTAACTGGTGGACTACGAAGGCCGAAGTGATGTAACTTTTACCGACACCACGGAAGGCTTCCACAACAGAACGACGGGGACCGTGCTGAATGTACTCTGCGATGTCGTACTGGACTCCGGTTGGCTTGGGTAGCCCCAGGTGTTTCCAGACGACATACAGAAAGTTGCGGAAGTCTTGTAGTCGTGTATCAAGTTCCATACTTCAGGTCATCATCCTTTGCCGGATCAAACGGCAGTGCGTCGTGCAGCTTCAGGATAGGTGCATTTTGCTTAACTGCCGAGTCAATGCCATTGTCCTTGAGGAGCTGACGAGCAACCCCAAGGTCTGCAGCTGTAGCTGTGCCAGCCTGGATTCGCTCTGTAAGTGTCCTGACAAGCGACGTGTGGAGATCCCTAAGAGCTTGTTCATCCATGACTCAAGTACCTCGTAGCGACGTTGATAAAGATTGACACGGCGGCCCCAACCACTGCGGAGCCGCCCATGAGAAAAGACTTGGAGTTTTCCAGACCACGCACGCGCTCATCAAGGGACTTGATTTCCTCTTGCTGAACGTGCTGCATCTGGATGAGTGCGTCCATCTTTCCTTCAAGACGACCCAGGGCGAGAAACAATTCGTCGTTCATGCGGCCACCACGTTGACGTTGGTCTTGATGATGTAGTTCAGGATGATGGTGGGCTGCACGTTGTTGTTACTTGCAGACGTGAGAACAGTGACAGCACCAGAAGTAGTCACGGTTGTAGTACCAGCAAATGCCGCAGATCCACCACTGGCTCCCATAGAAACACCGTTGATGCCGCTATTAGCGGTAGTCACACGGTTAGCTGCGGTACCACCCATATTGTCACGACCAGCCACTGAGCGACCACGGAGGTCCGGCAGGTTAAACGTGGTGGTACCGTCGCCAGCACCATACTGATCACCAACCAAGGCGTACAGTTCAGCAAAGGTTGTCCGGTTTACCGCCTGACCATTGCAGAAAGCAAAGCCAGTGGGGGCCGAAGCAGTTGCCCCAGAGTACGGAAGGATGCAACCGAGCGGGATTGCGCTATAGCCGGTGTTGGAGTATCCAGTGGCAAGCGTACCGGCGAGCTCACTGAGACCGTTGGAGGTCTTGAGGAGACCTGAGGTCATCAACGGGCTGACTGTGTTAAGGGGCATGTATGGGTCCTTTCTTAGGCAATACGCATGATGTACGCAAGGGCGTAGTAGGGTGGAAGATTTGCATTGACACCGCTGACACCACCAACAGGGCTAGCAATAGTTGTATTGACGGTAATTCCAGTTGTTGAGGAAGTAGTGTTTGCAGTTGTTGTACCTGTCCAACACGCTGTAGAACTTCCGCTTTGATTAGCGACTGATGTTCTATAGTTGTAGGCATGGACATGTCCTGGATCTAGAACAGTTGAAGTTGCTCCGTGAGTGTGGTCTACAACAACAGCATTTGCACTGCCGCCAGTAGCAGCAACAGCGTATGTACTACCAGCACCAACGATGAACTTGTTGCGAAGATCCGGAGTACCAGAAGATCCGTTGCAAAGAGCCCAGTTGGCAGGAATAGAAGCAACGCTTCCACTCCACATGATGATTCCACCGATGGGGGTTGCACCAGGAAGAGTGACACCAGCCCCAACGGTGACCGTACTGTTGAAAGTCACTGGTCCATCAAAAATTGCTTCAGCGTTAAATTCAACGCCGTCATTAAAAATGACTTCGTTGTTGAAAGCTGCGACGTTTCTGGTAATTCCAATGTTGCGGACGCGAATCCCAACAGTATTAGGAGGAGCGGAAACAAACTGAATGTACGACCCAAATACGTCGTAGTCAGTTACGGGTCGCTGAAGAACCCCACCAACTTCAACGATAAAGAAGTTTGGATCGGTTGCCAAAGCCTGTGGGTTAAAAGAGAAAATTGTTGTAGCACCGTCCCCAGTGAACGACCATGCCTGTGGGGTACCAACATACCCATCACCATAAAGCGTAATTCCGTCAATGTACTGCTTTGTAACAGCGTCTTTAGAATCAATCGGAAGACCAACATTGGTAATACGCTTACCGTCAGCATCCCAGTCTTGCTCATTAAGCGTGGAACCAATAGATCCATTACCGGTGTCCTGAGCCTCCTGTGCAATGTACAGAAGCTGCAGAGCAGACCTGTCAAGATCGGATGCAGTAAGCACAGACCCGTCAGTAAAATCCACAACACGGGTGGCTTCAGTCTTTGGGGTCTCTCGGCGAACTACAATTACGTCGGTGGCAATCGGAGCAGAGCTGAAGCTCAAGGTGAGGACACCGCTGGGCTGTGTAAAGGTATAGCCACTCGTCTGCAGAACATCATTCTTGTACACCTTCAGGTGACTGAGCTGCAGATAGCCGTCAATCTGGGTGACCTGGTACGAGTTTCCTGATCCAGTAAAGATTTGATAAGAGTATGCCATTGTTTTTACCTATTAGCGAGGTTAATGAGTTCAGACACAGGACGGCCCAACCTCATGGCCTGCTTATTTGCGAAGTCGATACGGGCCGCATTGGCCAGTTCAGGGGATTCCTTGAGGACCTGCTGATATGCAGCCTCTCGGTAAGACGCTACAACCGAACGGAGCCTACGGATTCGTGGACTGTCGTACTGGTCGGTGCTCTCTGGGCTAAGATTCTGGTAGTCCTGAGAGTTCACCAGACGCATCAGCTGATCCCGCATGGTCTTTCCACCAATCTTCACCTTTCCGTGGAGTTCCAACCAGCGGTCATATGCTTCCTGACCACCGGCAGTCTTGAACTGGGTCAGGTCAACAGCACCCTTGGTTTCCTTAGGAGCAGTGAAGCTGTGACCAAGGTTGGCAAATTCATTAGCCAGCGGGTCATCCTTCACCTTGGTGTAAACGAATGGGCTTAGCCAGTCCGGTCCGAAAGCCTCAGCGCGGCGAAGCGGATCACCAAAGATATTCCGCTTCGGGGCCAGACCTTCGGCCAGACCTGGGATCTTGTTTCGGACAGCATCCAGCATTCCACGGGTCTCTCGGATGACATCATCGTTGAATGAACCCTTGGACTGGTTCAGGGCACCGCTGAACGGCACCATAGATCCGGCGTACTGGTTGATGAAGTTCTGACCGAAACGGGACGGATCGCTGAGCACGTTACTCAGGGCAGTGAAGCCGGTGAGGTAGGTCTTGTTCGTGAAGTTGCTGGACAGAGCCAGCAGGGCCACGTTAAGACTGGACGTGAGTGGGTCCATGTGCTTCTCGTCCGCATAGCGAAGACCCTCAACAACGTCAGCCACAAGGCCGATGATTGATGCGAACGGGTCAAGACGCTTGTACGAAACGTAGGTGTCACCCACCTTGATGGAGTACGGCTGCCATCCGGTTGCAAGCAGAGCATCTCGCTCAGACTTGTTCTTCGGACCACCACCAGTGATGTTACCACTGAACGCCGCAATACCCACACCAGCAGTGATGGACGCAGAGAAGGCCAAGCGGCCCATCGCGTCAGCCCTGATGGCAGCATCGGAGTGCATCAGTAGCTTGTTGTATTCACCAAAAGCAGACTTGGTGTACTTCATGTTGAGCGGCATGGACCGTTCAAGGGCGAAGTTAAGGATGTTGGTGGGGGTACGGATGAAGGGCAGAATGAAGCGGATCATCGGGTGAGCCGCAGCTGCCTTCTGGAGATGCGCCGGGAACGAGATGAGTGGGTTGCTGCTCTGGGTATCCAGCGCGGTCTGGAACGTGGCATAACGGGCACGCTCCATGGAGATACGCGCAAGTCCACCCAGGTTTGGGTCCCAGTTGTCTGGCGATCCCATGTAGTTCAGGATGAACGTCTGACGACCAGCCTGATCCAAAGACCCAGCCTTGATGGCCTCATCGGCAGCCTTGTTGGCATTACCCAGAACAACACGCTCGGAGTACTGCTGGCCATCAACGATGGTCTTCTTGAACGTGTCCTCAGCCCACTGAGCAGCAGCCGCAGTGTTGCCGTTGAACCGGGTCACACCTTCATTGAACAGCTCAGCCTTATAGTAAGCGCGGTAGTTGAGCTGCTTAAAGAATTCGTCCTGAGCAGTCAAGAATCGGGTAGGCAGGTTAAGAACCTTACCAATCCAATCCACCGCCATAGAACCGGTGGTGCCTTCCTTCATACCGAAACCAGCAGCAGAGATTGCTCTTGCATCAGCCTTGGCCTCCATGGTCCCAACCGCATCCAGAATTCCACCATCTGACTTGAATGCAGAGAATGCCAGACTGCTGACATCTTTCATCTGCTCAATCATGTAGACATACGTCTGCAGTGCCGTTCGGACTTCCTTGAGGTCAGCCCGGAGAGCCGCACCAACTGCACGCTCAAAGGGCAGGTACAGGGCGGTGAACGTATTCGCCGTAATGTTTACCACGGAGGTACCCGGGGCACTGAGGATGGAATTCATCCAGTATTCCACGATGGCATTACCTGCACGGTAACCACGAGACAGTTCCACAATGCCCTTATCGCCAGCCTGAGCAGCCGCAGCGTTGTACTTACGCATACGCGCAAGAAGTGCATCACGGCCACCCGACTGCTCAATCTGGTCATTTACGATACGAGCACGGGCAGTGGGGTCAAGAAGAGGGTTGGTTGGGGCAGCACCGCCAAGACCAGGACCAGCACCTGGGCCCATGCCCGGTCCAGCTCCCGGACCCATACCCGGTCCAGCACCAGGGCCTGCACCTGGACCCATTCCAGGACCGGCTCCAGGACCCATTCCAGGACCGGCTCCAGGACCCATTCCAGGACCGGCTCCAGGACCCATTCCAGGACCGGCTCCAGGACCCATTCCAGGACCAGCACCGGGACCAGCACCAGCACCCAGACCAGGACCCTCACCAGCACCAAGGCCAGGTCCCATGCCAGGACCGGCACCCGGACCAGCACCAGCTCCCATAGAGCCCGTAGGCACGTTAGGATCGACTCCAGTCGTAGCAGCGGCCCGGGCAGCGTCATCCGCCACGGATGCGCCAGAACCGATTCTAGGGGCTTCAGCGGCCTTCTCCATGGCAGGCAGAATGCGGAAGTCCTTGATCGGCTCAGGGACAATGCGAGCACCACCCAAGGTACGAGCCACCTCACGGTAGTGGTACTTGATGGATTGGACCGAAGCCTGAAGCAGCTGCTCGCCACGGGCAAATTCGTACAGCTGCTCATCGGTCAGGGTAGCACCAGTCTTGGCGATACCCGACAGATCCTTCATGCGGGAAGCCACGGACGACCCGAATGTACGCAGGGCCACCAGCTTCTGGTTGAACTGAGCAAGATCGTACTGAGAGCGACCCCGCAGGTCAACCGGCAGATCCAGACCAAAGGTGTCACGGATGTCAGCCATGTGTCCCTGAGCAGCCGTAGCCAGAGAGTCAAGGCTCTGTGCAGGCTCGTCAAGGTTCTGAGTGACACCGGCCTGATCCATCAGGTTCTTGGTGTACTCGCTAACTTCAGCCGAGCTGTTGAAGCGGTTCCAGTTGATGGGCTCGTTGGGGATTCCACCGGGCTTACCAAGAGCTTCCGTAGGAGGAGTGGTGTTGGCCTGAAGAAGAGTCTTTTGTTTCTTCTCACCAACAGCAGCGGAAGTCACTGCACCAACCTTGGTGTCAATACCAGGGCCGCGCTTGACCAGCTTATCGAACGTGGCAGCCACTTCCTTGGACACATTGATGTCCACGTCGGTGTTGGTCACGTCACGATACAGGTTACGCATCCAGTTGGTCAGGGTACCGAAGGTGTTCTCCATACCAGAAGGAGCAGCACCGTCACGGACCCAGCGCATCATCATGTTGGCGAAGTTCTCTTCAGCCTTGACATCCCACTTCCAACCACCTGTTCCATCAGGAAGTGCGCCTGAAGCACGAGACATGGTGTCAATATCAGCATCAGACAGACCCCAACGGAGATTGCTGGGGAGGTTCTTGTCAGCAATGTTGTTGCGAGCAATGTGGGCGAATTCGTGGATGGCAGTGTCAACATCTGCACCTTCCAGCAGGCCGACGATGGCACGGCCTTCATCAGCAAACGTGGCAAACCCACGGGGCTGTCCAGGTTCCTGGAAAAGGGTTTTCTTTTCAATACGATTGATCTTGATACCACGCTCAGTTTTGATTGGATTATCAAAATCAAACGCTTCAGAAAGACCTGGAATTTTGCGAAGAGCGTTAATACCCTTTTGATTCGGGGAAGTAATAGACACTAGACTGTTGCGGAGTGTCTTATCAACCCGCAGTTCAGTCCCAGCACCGACACTTTCAGTCATTGCAAGACCGGGCTTTTGTTCTCCAATATCAAGCTTTCTTCCGTTAATGTACTTTGGGTCAAGCTCAATCACATAACCCTTACCAGCCTGACCAAGTGCTAGATCAATGTTGTCACTTACATAGAACGGTGTATGCCTGGTATTTCCACTTCCAATTTGAGAAATCAGAGACCTTGCGTTGTTTAGACTGGTTTCGTGAAACACGGTCTTACCTTCAGTAACAACTTCAGCCAAGCTCTTTTGCGTAACTTCTCCGGTAAACTTTGGCTTTCCCTCAGCTGTCAAAGTAGGAAACGGACCGTTTGGCCTAGCACTTTCCCAACGTGAATCTGTTGGCCTAACCACAACATCAGATTGAAGCCAATTCTGAGTCTTTTGTGAAATACCGCTTGCTGGCCCCGCATTCTGAAACAAAAACTTTTCCGCAGGGGCGTACTTGACGTTCTTAGCAAGAACCAGCGGACCAACCTGAATAACCTCATCAGCAGCAGTCACTGGCTGCATGGTGGCACGGTCATAGAAGTACGAGTGGCGGGTTGGGTCCATGCCCACCTGTCTCCACTCTGGGCTGTTCAGCGCAGCATCAGCCATCGACTTTGCTTCAGCAGGGGACATGGGCTTCCAGTTACCCTTGATGGTCGCAATGGTTCCCTTCTCATTACCAGCGGCAATAGTCAAGGCAGCCTTTTCAGACATACCAAAGGTGGCGTTGGTAACAGAAGCAGTGCTTTCGTAACCGATGGACTTACCAGCGGCAAACCCAGGGTCCTGCTCATGGATCGAAACGACCCAGGTGTTGTGCTTTGAGTATGCCTTAATGTCAAGACGAAGACCCACAGGGTCGCCATCCTTAAGGGACTCAGCAGCCTTGCCAAGGCGAGGGACCTGCTTGGAATCCAGAGCCGTGCTCATCTGCTCCATCGTGGCAGGCTCAGGAACTGACTCGTAAGGAGTAACCGGCTTGTACTGATCAACAAGAGCCGAGTATTCCTCCCTGGTAATCTCACCAGCCTTGAGCTTGTTCGCAGCATCCTGAAGCTCAGGGATGCGGTCAGTCACCTTACGGGCCTGAGCAAGAGCCTCGCCGCCAGTCCCGAGGATCTCTTGAAGAGTCTTCTGTGCAGCCTCACCGCTCTGCAGCGAGAGCTTGCTACGGTCAATGCCCATGTAGTCAATGAGCACGTTGACCGCTTCGGCTTCCTTGTCGTTGGTGACCGAAGGCAGGGCCTGCTTGATCACCTGACGGTGCTCGTTACGAATGGCCCGAGCTTCAGCAATGACAGCCTGATCCGCATCCTTACCGATCAGCTTGGCGGCATAGCCAGCCTTGTACATGCGGAAACCCTGAAGAGCAACGTCAAGGACGGAGCCAAGGCTTGCTTCCTCAAGAGCGTTCTTCAGGCGGCCCATTGCCATGGAGTCCTTTGGGTCAGCCTGAAGGAAGTCTGTAAGGGGGTTCTGCAGGGAAGGGTACTGCTGAACAAGGTTGCTCAGACGCTCCTGCTGACCATCAAACACCGTGAAGCCAGTGATGCCCGAAGCCACTGCAGTCTTACCAAGATCAGCAAGACCCTTAGCAGCCTTCACCTTGGCACCAAGGCTGGCAACCCGAGCGGTAGCCGTAGCAGCCTCACCAACCAGACCAGCAGCCTCAGCCGTAACCGCCGCAGCCCGTGCGGTGTTTGCAGCCGCAATCACCTCAGCAGTGCCCATGGCAGCCGCACGTCCCAGACCCAGGGCCTGACTGGCCTTGCCCACCATACCAAACACCGGGACAAACCCAACGGCAAAGTTAGAGATACCCTCAGTCAGGTCACCGGCGAACGTGGTCGAGTCACCCATCAGGCCAAACCGCTTCTCAAACGTGGGCTTCTCAGAGAAGATGCTGGGCAGGTTAGCCACCGAAGACGCAGCAGACAGGACACCACGGGGGATACCCATGAGGGCATCAGCAGCATACCCGAAGAACCCAGGGGACTCCTGGGATGCAGCTGGGGTACCAGCCTGAGCAACTGCAGACGTGGCTGAGGTGGGCGGAGGATTGAGCTTAAGGGGCTCATTCATCAAGTCATCAAAGCTGGGGGCGGTGGTTTGAAAGGTGCTCATTTTTATTGTTTGTTAGATGCTGGATTCGGTACCGACAGTGTTCTGCTGCGGGGCCTGCGGAGGAGCAGCCTGAAGTGATGCTGAGGGGTGCCTAATCTTAAATAGAGAAACCTGTGCGCGGCCAAAGTCTGCCAAGTCAAACGGCAGTTTACCACCGATTTTGTTCAAGTATGAAGCAATCGGTCCAGTCTTATTGTCTCTGTATTCGGTGTACGCAGTGCTAAACGCATCAACGCTCGGGAACAGGATGTTTGACTTCCAATCAAGCATGTCGTCAGTGATAGTAAAACCTTCACGGGTCTTGCCGCTATTGATTTCTTCTGGAGTCAACCCACGGAAAGAGACACCCAGCTTGTATGTTGCAGTAGAAGCCGGATCAAACTGACGGATCACTTCACCATTTTGATCACGCTTAACTGGGCCGCTAGGTGGGGTATACACGCCATCAGTCTTGATCTGATACTGCTGGACATTCTCATACCCAGGCAGGGTGACCATTCCACCAAACAACTTATTTGGAGTGCTGCTCATCATCTCTATAGTTGTAGCTGGAGAAGCGATCTTATTTAGACCACCAATGACTGTGTTGTACGCATCAAGACGCTGCTTAGAGTATGCAGATGCTGTGGCTGGATTGGGATCTGCTGCATAGTCCTGAGCAGCCTTAACAAGCTGAGGACCCTGACCAGCGTAGGGAGCTGCTGCGGTATCTGAAGGACGCTGAATGTCGCCTTGAGGAGTCCTGACGTACTTCTTTTGAAGATCCTCAGAAAGAAAGTAGAAGTCTCCGTTGCGAACACCAGCCCGAATCTTCTTCTTTTCGTTATCAAAAGCCTTAAGAACAGCAACCTCCTTCTGTGGCTTGCTGCCCTGAGTGTTGTTGTACACGCCAGTCAGGGTGTCCATAAGGTGTTGACGCACTTCATCTGAAACAGATGAGTAATCAATGTCAACGTTTCCTTCTTGATCAACCTTCTTTGTGATCCCCATCCAGCCTGGTGTTGAGAGAGAGAAAGCTTCAATACCGGAAGGACCTGGGGACAGATTAGAGATTGCAGCCTCAGCGTTCAAGGTGCCAGCCTTGATAAGGTCGGCATTGTCAAGCAGCATCTGCTTCTTGTACTCAGCCACACGAGTCCTAGCAAGACTCTGGATACGCCGCTGATATTCAGCGGGCCTGTTAACATAGTCCTTCTTAAGATTGCCTGCCTCGTCTGCAATAGAAATAAGCAGCTCATTACGGGCACTGGCTGCAGCCTGATCTAGCTTGAGCTTGGTCTCATCATCCACTTCTGCACCAGACCATGCCCAATTATTCAAACCAACTTCCCTGAAGGTGTTGGTAATGAACTCCTGATTGGCGTTACCAAGAGCAGAATCAATGCTTGCTGCCTGAGTAAGCAACCTGTTCTGATCCTGAGGATTCAGAGAGCCAACATCCATTGCAGCATACACAAGCGGCCTAAACTGCTCCATAGGCATGGTACGAGAAAGCTGTTCAAGGTATGACATTGTTTCCCTGTCCGAAGGCTGGGGACTTCGATACTTGTCATACAAGCTAGTTGCATAGGTTTGGAGCTCACCAGGTTGAGCGTTTGGGTACTTCTTTGCAATATCAGAAATGATATTAAAAAGATCCTTGTAGTTGGATGGCAGCGTATTGTCCGCATTCATCTTTGCCAGCTCAAATCCAACCTGATCCCTACCAAGATCGTTGGCAACAGCCCGTTCACGCTGAGTACGAGCAAAGGCCCGATCCTCATAGCGATTGCGGTCAGACTCAATGTCCTCACCAAGAAGACGAAGATCGGTGCTGAATCGAGCAGGCAGCTCAAGTCCACCAATCTGCGGTCCCTTACCAGCAATCGAACCCATGGCTGCAATGAGCTTCATGGGCTCATCGTAGTTACCAGCAGCAGCTTCACCCTTGGCCCACTTAACGAATGTGGTCATGGCGTTTTCATAGCCACTAACACCGAACTTCTGGTAGTGCTGGTTGAGCAACTCAGCAGTCTTGGCCATGGCTTCATCCGGGCTATCCGTGCTGCTCCAGACACCGATCATGCTGTTGGACAAGTCATCATCATTCTTGCGCTTCAGCTTCTCAGTCCGAAGAGCAATAACGCGAGAATCAAACTGGGCATCCACCTTCTGCTTGGTGGCATACGCAGCCTTTTGCATATAGTAACTATTGGGTGACAGGCCAACCTGATTGAACAGCTCTTCCTTGCGCTTGGCAATCTCTTCAGGGTTCTTCATGGACCCGTCTGGATTGGTAGGCTCGCTAAGGGCATCAAGGTTCTCGTACAGAGCCTTGCTGTAGTTGTCCATGACCATACGCTCACCAGCAGCCTCAAGGGTCGCCTGAGCACGCCATGGGGCAAACCCACCTGACTTCTCAATGGCCTGAGCAACCTTGCGCTGAAGGTCAGCCTCGCTGGTAGCGGTAGAAACTTCCATGGCACCTGCCTGTTGTTCCTGACGGATACCAAAGGCAGCAACGTCGCTTGAAATAGCACTGAGCTTAGGACTCAGTTCAGCAAGTGCCTTGTAAATCTCAGCAGACTTCGGAAGCTCAGGCTGAGCAAGGTTGGGCCGGAAGTAAGTATCAACCGGCGAAGCCGCTGGCTGAAAGATCCGGGTCGGAGAGAAGTCAGGGTTGTTGCGCTGCTGGGCCACGAATTAGCTCCTCGTCCGCATGATTTCGCGGGAGTACGGATTGAGGTAAAGGTTAGTAGCAAAGGTGCCAAGGTTGCCGCCAATGCTGAGACCAGTGGCCAGCAGGGACGGACTCTGAACGGGCTGCGGGGTAGCCGACAAGACGCGGCCCTGATACTCGCCACGCATGGCTCGCTTGGACTGTTCCATCTGGAATAGGTTGGCACGCTGCTGCTGCTGAGTCACGTTCAGGTAGTCAGCTTCCTTGCGGTAATAATCATTCATCAGGGCATCAACCGACAGGCCACTCACGCCGCCTTCAATGGACGACACGAGGGCTGCACTGCGTGCCTCAGCCGACTGGCGGGCAATCACCTGCATCTCCTGAGAAGCTTTCTTTGACTCTTCCTGCTGACGACGGGAGATGTCCGAATACTGGGAAGCAAGCGACTGCTCAGCAATGGCCTGGTTGGCCGAGTAGACCTGGTTCTGGTAGTCACGCTGGGAAGAAGCCATCTGCGACTGGGTGATGTACCCCATGATCGGAGTAGCCAAACCAGACAGAAGGCTTGCACCCAACGCGGCGTTCATACCCAGGGCTGCCAACGGGCTCACTGCCCACGAAGTTGCCGCTGCAGTTGCTCCCATAGAAGCCGCTGCACCAAAGATTGTTCCTGCACCCGCCGCCGCTGCTGCGGTGCTTGCCGAAGCTGCACCGGCTGCCACGACTGGGGCTGCTGCGAAGAAGCACATGTTTATTTGATCCTAATGAATTGATGGAATAGCTCACCGTTTTTGCCACGGGGAGCTGTGTTTAGAAACTCAAAACCAAGCCACTTGAGCCAACGGACGTGCACAGTGTTCCTGACATCAACCCAGTTCCACAGAACGGGGTAGTCAGTGTGCAACTCATCCACACACCCAGGGACGATCCTGGCAGACCTTAGGGCCACCTTGGGAAACCCATCGGTGCCAACCAGCCAGCAACACCCAACGAGAAGCTCATTGTCAAGGGTGTGCGGACCAACACCAAAAAGTGCCACGGCTGTATCGTTGTTGTCTACAACGGCAAATACCTTGTCGCTGTAGATGCAGGAGCTGGCAAGGGCTGCCTTTGGGTCATACCCAAGGGCCTTTGCCTCCCTAGCATCATCACTCCGCATACCTTCAGAAACGGTGCGGATGTCCTTGATGGTGGCCTGTCTTACGACTTTATGCTCGCTGCGACCGTGTGACATAGCTCGCCTCAATCTCAGCCGACAAGATGTGGAAGGGGAGGTGGTTATCGTTGATGATGTCGATACGCATCTCTTCGTTCTTACCGTGGACTGGGAACTTAAACGTACCAGAATTTATGGGCACCGCAGCAATAACCGATAGGCCAGTGCCAAGGATCTTGCCAGTGAAGTCATACAGGTACACCGCAGAACCGAATCGGTTAACTGCCCTAGACCGGAAGTACGAAGAGTCGCTGTAGATCAGGTACATGTTGCGGATCTGGTATCGACCAGAGGCAAAGGCAGAAGTACCGCTGTCACTGCGCTGTTTCATGTACTGGGTGCTGAACTGATACCGGCTGCTGTAGACCTCACCAACCCACACGTCAATGCCGGTGACATCACCCTTGACAATGATGGTATTTGCAACCGCACCACCAATGCTTTCCGACGGCCTGTTGCCATTATCAGAATTGCTAAACTCTGAGGTGCCGACGCTGTTGAACGCCTGAACTGCGTATGAGTACACGATGCCGGGGAGAGCAGAACTGTCCTCAAAGAAGCCCGTGGTAGCCGTA